GTTTATATTATGCCTGTCGGTGGTGTTGAGCGGGTGTATACCCTTAACAATCGTACAGTGGCAGAAATGGCAATGCGAAAAGGATGGAGGTACAGTGATCGACTACAAGTGCCACTTTTTAAAAACGAATGGGGTACCTAATGATTAAAAACTTTTTTAAACGTTTAATAGGGCTAGATAAAATCGAGTCTTTAACAAACGAGGCCGAAAGTAAATTAAAAGAAGCCACAGAAAGGGCCGCCGAGGCCATGCGTGAGGCAGAGAAGGCCAAAGAAGAAGAACGTATTGCTAAACTAAGTCCAAAAGAACTAGCAACCGAAAAGAAAGAACCGTGGGTACAGGTATTACAAACTCATGTCAACAAGGACAATATTCGAAATGGTTTTTTCGAACTTGACTGGAACGAATACTTTGTGTTACAATTAAGGGGTGCTGGGTACATAGGTGACACAGATGAAGCTATTGTCGATCAATGGTTTAGTGAACTGTGTCGTAATTTAGGTGCGGAGGAAGGTATTGACATGAGCCGACGAGGTAGCGGTTATGTAAGTAGAGCACTCCGCGATGATGGTAGAACTGAGGTTTCTTAATGAGCAAAACATATATTCTTGTAGATACTGCTAATACATTTTTTAGAGCACGCCATGTTGTACGTGGTAGTCTAGAAGATAAAGTAGGTATGAGTTTACATACAGTGTTAGGTAGTGTCCGCAAGGCATGGAAAGACTTTAAAGGTGACCATGTTATATTCTGTCTCGAAGGTCGTAGCTGGCGCAAAGATTATTATGCTCCTTACAAGCGTCAACGCACCGAGGCTCGTGCGGCATTAAGTCCTAGAGAACAAGAAGAAGAAAAAACATTTTGGGAAACATTTGATAACTTTAAAGAGTTTATTGTAAACAAGACAAATTGTACAGTTTTACAAAATCCTCAATTAGAAGCAGATGATTTAATTGCTGGATGGATAGATAGCCATCCCGATGACAACCACGTTATCATCTCAACAGATGGAGATTTCGCACAACTTATTGCTCCAAATGTAAAACAATACAACGGAGTAATGCAGGTCACAACTACACATGAAGGATACTTTGATGAAAAAGGTAAGCCTGTCATTGATAAGAAAACTAAACAGGTCAAGCCCGCGCCGGACCCGGCTTGGTTACTCTTTGAGAAGTGTATGCGTGGCGACACCTCCGACAACATCTTTTCTGCTTATCCGGGAGTACGTGAGAAAGGCACAAAGAATAAAGTTGGTCTCCGTGAGGCCTTTGCTGACAAAGAATCCAAAGGATATGCTTGGAACAACATGATGCTTCAACGTTGGACTGACCACGAAGGTGTCGAACATCGTGTATTAGACGATTACTTCCGTAATGTCAAACTCTGTGATCTGTCTGCACAACCAGATGACATTCGTAAACTTATTAATGAAACAATCGATACAGCCACAAGTGCTAATAAGAGCATTCCACAAGTAGGAATTCGTTTATTAAAGTTCTGTGCTGAATACGATTTACAAAAAATTAGCGAGCAGGTACAAAGTTATGCTGAACCACTTAATGCAAGATACATGTCCGTATGATAGTACCTGTATCAATAAAACACAAAATTGTAAGGTACATATAATGAACTCAACCGCAAAAGTTTTAGTTCCTAATAAAGAATGGCTAGTTAAAGATGGCCAAAGAAAAATTGGATCAATTTCTAAAAGTAAAAAAGGTTACGTATTTTTAAAAAATGGAAAATCTGTAAACTTTAAAGATCTTTCGGAGGTCAATGCTCAATTTGGAGTTGCCTTGTTTGAAGAAAGTATCAAAAAACATAAAACAGAATCATCAGATACCTATGTAATCTACGACTATCCATGTAGCAGTAAACCATACGATCCTGTGTACAGCGTAAAGCAAAAACTTCCGTTGTATGCTAAAAGTTCTAAAAGTAAAAGTCTATTTTGCGCCGGATATTATGTTATTAAATTTCATAAAGGCTGGAGGAAAGCATTCTGTCCAAAATTAATTACATTAGAAAGATACCCGTACAAAGGCCCTTTTAAAACTGAAAACGAAATGAAGACGCAGTTAAATAAAGTAAGCAAAGTATGAAACAACTTAACACATTACCCATTGAGGACTTTTTGGACAAAACAAGAATTGCTATCAAAGGCAATCAAAAAGTCGTAACATTAACCATTAAAGAAGCCACCGATTTACAAAATAGTCTAAGCGTAGTAATGACCAGGTTAAGCGGTGAAATGGATCAACTATTATCTCAAGCTGGGCAATCTTCAAGTTTAGAGGTTAAAATGGACGGCGGAAAGTTCTAAATATCTAGATAAATATATACGCACTTTTGAGAGAGCGTATATATGAGTAGACCCAAACCAAAAATTTTATTAGAAATAACAAATAAAAAAACTTACAAAACTGAACAAGTTTTGGAAGCTGAGGCCATTTGGGCGGTATTTTATCAAGATCATCCTATTAATTTAAAAACTACTAGCGTGGTTGTACAAGCACTAGGTCCAAAGTATAAAAAAGTAAGTTTCTCAAACGCCGGACATGCTCATAATCTTGCTGAAAAACTCAACAAGATGTTCAATACTCAAGACTTTTCTGTTTTTAAATTGGTTACCGGAGAAAAGATGACCAATGAACCCAAAATTTAAAATAACCAAAGTTGTCTTAGAATCTCTCGGACTGGAGCCTACAGATAAAAGAATTAAAGAAACCATTCCTACATGGTGGTCAAATCCGCGTCAAAAAGAAAAAGGCGGGCTACGATTAACAGATCAAGGATTTGAGTGCTTTCAAAAAGCAGACATTAAATTCTACAGAGTACAATTTGACCAAAAGCTATCATATACAAATCAACTAGTAATTTGGTTAGACCGTTTTATTGATTGTCCATTTTATATAACCAATAAAGAAATATACGTTTTTGACGAAAAAATGGCCATACAACTGGTGTTGTTTTCTGGCAACGTTTTACAATATACAGCCGTAAAAGCAAAAAACGCAGAATCTGCTTGACATAGAACAAGAGTTAGTGTATAATTTACACATACTGGAGCAAGAGGCAACAGTATTTCATCAACACTAATTTTGAAAGTTTTAAAATGGCAGAGCAGATTAGCGCAAATCGTACAGTTACTCCTAATGATGCCAAGCGTAGCATCCGTAAATGTATCAAAATCCAACGTCCTGTGTTTATGTGGGGCCCTCCTGGTATCGGTAAATCAGACATTGTTAAACAAATTGGCGACGAACAAGGCCGAAATGTCATTGACGTTCGTTTGAGCCTTTGGGAACCTACCGACATTAAAGGTATTCCTTATTACAATAGCCAAGCCAATACCATGTGCTGGGCCGCTCCTAGCGAACTTCCTACCGATCCTGAAGATACGTCCATATTGTTCTTGGACGAATTGAACTCTGCCGCACCTGCTACACAGGCCGCCGCTTATCAACTTATTTTGAACCGTCGTGTTGGTACTTACATTCTGCCTAAAGGTGTTAGTATTGTTGCCGCTGGTAACCGCGAAGCAGATAAAGGCGTTACTTATCGTATGCCTGCTCCGTTGGCAAACCGTTTCCTTCACTTGGAATTGAAAACCGACTACGAAGATTGGCTCAACTGGGCCACTTCAAATCGTGTACACGAACAAGTTGTTGGTTATTTGGGTTTTGCCAAACAAGATCTCTATGACTTCGATCCTAAGTCTAGCTCTCGTTCGTTTGCTACTCCACGTAGCTGGTCATTTGTTAGCGATCTGCTTATGGATGATGACTTGTCTGAGAACACTTTGACTGATTTGGTTGCTGGTGCTGTCGGCGAAGGTCTTGCTGTTAAGTTTATGGCTCATCGAAAGGTTGCCAAGCAGATGCCTAAGCCCGAAGACATCTTGTCTGGCAAGGTTAAGAAGGCAGATGTTAAGGAAATTTCAGCCATGTACTCATTGACTGTGTCTATGTGCTACGAACTCCAGACTGCCTATGAGAAGAAAGTCAAAGACTGGGATGAATTGGCAGATAACTTCTTTGGGTTCATGATGGATAATTTCCCAACTGAACTGGTTGTTATGGGTGCTAAGACTGCTATCTCAAATTACAAATTGCCGTTTGATGCTAGTAAGTTGAAAAACTTCGATACATTCTACGACAAGTATGGCAAATACGTTATCCAAGCAATGGATAATTAAGTAAATTGGGCAGGCGACTGCCCAATTTTACTTGTATTATTGGTAAATTTCATGTATAATAACATATATACAGTTGTTAGGAGCACCATATGTCTAAGGTAATGAAGTCTGAAAAAACTAAAAAACTAGAGAAGCGTGAATTTACGTCTTCCGAAAAAAATAAAATTGTCGAAAAACTTGTAACTGCTCGAGTCGGACTCTTGCTTCGTCATCCGTTTTTTGGCAATCTCGCCACTCGTCTCAAACTTGTTGATGCCACAGAATGGTGTTCTACATTAGCTACTGATGGTCGCCACTTCTACTACAATAACGACTTTGTTAATAAACTGACTCCTAAAGAAGCAGAGTTCGGTTTTGCTCACGAAGTTCTACATAACGTATTTGACCACATGGGACGCCGCGAAGGACGCGATCCTCAGTTGTCTAACATTGCCGCAGACTATGCCGCTAACCAAATTCTCAAAGACGAGAAAATTGGTCACGTTCCTGAATGGATTAAGATTTTCCAAGATAACAAATATCGTGGCTGGAGTTACGAACAAATCTATCAAGAGCTCTACGACAAGGCAGAAAAAATTGATCTAGGTTCGTTAGGCGAACTCCTTGACGAGCATTTGGACGGAGAAGGCGATGACGGAGAAGGCGATGGTGAAGAAGATCAAGACGGAAACGGAAAAGGTCGTCCTCGTCTAACCGCAGAAGAAAAGAAGCAGATTCGCGACGAGATCAAAGAAGCTATTGTTGCGGCCGCACAAGCCGCAGGCGCAGGTAAAGTGCCTGCCGGTATTGCTCGAATGATTCAAGACTTTACCGAGCCTAAAATGGACTGGCGTCAATTGTTGCGTATGAGTATCCAAAGTATCATTAAAAGCAATTACAGTTTTGCTCGTCCAAACCGTAAAAGTCAGCATTGCGGTGCTGTATTGCCTGGAATGATGAACGAAGAAACTATTGATGTTTCTGTTGCCATTGACATGTCTGGTAGCATTTCAAACGTACAGGCCTTAGATTTCCTTAGTGAAGTTAAAGGTATTATGGATGAGTACAAAGACTTTAAATTGGATATCTGGTGCTTTGACACAGAAGTATATAACTATGCTCAATTCTCGGGCGATACTGCTGATGAAATTACCGAATACAAAGTAAACGGGGGTGGCGGCACAGACTTTGACGTTAATTGGACATTTATGAAGGACAATGACATTGTTCCAAAGAAATTCATTATGTTTACAGACGGATATCCTTGCGGTAGTTGGGGTGACGAAGATTACTGCGATACGCTGTTTATTATCCACGGAAACGACAGCATAATTTCTCCCTTCGGCCAGACAGCGCATTATAAATAAGTAGGTAGTTAATGTCATTAAGTAGAGGTGAAGTTAATCCGCTAGGTGTTTTGGGAATAAGGAAATTAAACTTTATCCCAGAACATTTTAGCAGGATTACTGTTAGTAAAATAACAGATATCAAATTACTCGAACACTGGATTAGCTATAACTTAAATAGTAGGTACAGTCTAAAGACAAGTTTGTCATTAAACCAAAATCGTAAAATGGTAGAAGTGATAGAAATTGGTATTGAGGATCCTAAAGAAATCCTTATGCTAACTTTAGGTTGCCCTTACTTACATGATATTAACAAGGAAAAATTATAATGGAAGACAATCAAGCTCAAGTTACAGAACCCGTAGGCGGAGAAGCTCCTCCTGTTGCTCACCCAGAATTGAGTGTTACGGATCTCCAGAATTTGCGTACTGTTCTAGATGTTGCTAGC